GATTCGGACGGTCTTGTCCTCTGGCAAGCCTGCCACCTCGAAGTCCATCTCATAGGCTTTGAGGAGCCGCCTCCATAATTTATGACGGGGGCGCATCCACACCTTGGTGTTTTCGATAGCCCCGCGCCAAAAATCAATCTCTTGCTTTTTCATCCACTACCTCGATGCAGGCTTGGGAGTCCCATTGAAACCGGAAGACCTGCTCTTCTTTCGCTTAGATCCGCTTTTGACGGATTTACCCGTCTTAGCCGCTTCTCTCTTGGCAGCAGCCTGTCCAGCAGGAGTGTATGCGAAGTGCTTGCCACCAACCTTTGGCATTATTTGGTTCCTTTGCCTTTTTTCATCAAATCCGCTTTCGGGCCAACGGGCTTGACGCGCTTGGCACCACTCGGCTTACTGCGAGAAGGCTTGGGGGTTCCGTTGAATCCGGCCATTTCATCTGTCCTCATTATGCCTACAGGAAATAATTTCCCGTAAGTCGTTTTGTTCATGCGGTGTCGTATCGTCCTTTTTTGCTTCCACTGCTTCCGAGGGAATCCAACGCCTGTTGAGCCGTTCCCTCGTAAGGTATTACAGGCGGTGCGGCATGAGGCTTGTAACAGTGCATCATAGCGTAACGCCATTCATCGGCTGCATGGTCCTCGGCATGAGTGTCGAGGTCTTCAGGGTTACGCGGCGAGCGCGGCAGGGTCGGCACCGTCCGGCATAGAGCATCGTTCCATCCCGCAAAACAATAGAAACGCTCATTGATCAGCGCATCGTTACAAACCCTCCATCCATTTATACGATCATTGTTGGCTCTTGTCAACCATAAACCATTCTCCCCGAACACATCAGCAGGGCTTCGGTTCATCGCTTCAGTAAGCCTGCGCTTGACGAAAATACTCGGATCGGCATAAATAGCCTGGGGGCTACGACCTCCAGTAAACGGACATCCCTCAATGATCTTGGTGATGCCCTCGGCATGTTGCGAAGCCGAGGCATTGCCTTGATAATACTCCGTAACACGATATACGTTATCATCGTGGTCTACAGTATACAAACCGAAGCTGGACGGTGCCGATTCGCCATAATCTAAAGCCCCAAAGAGGGGCCAATGGTCTGGGATGTTGAAAGAAGGCACCTGGACCTTCTCGCCATGCCAATTTGAGAAAAAAGCACCGACCATCGCGTCCCAATCACCCTCCAACCACGCCTGCACCAACTGCTCATCGCCTACCGCCTTCAAGCGATCAATATACCCTGGATCACTTTGTAACAATACCTTGTTGTCTGTAACAAGACTGCGGATATACATCCGCGTCATCTTATCTGCCCCTGTTACAAGATGCCCTTCTTCTCCTGCATCGACAAAATACCGCTTGACCTCGTTATGGCCGGGGCCACCGGGGTTGCCTGTGACCCGAATACGCTTGACAGGCACCGCATGGGCAGAGCGGAGACAAGCCTTAAGTCTATGATAGGCTTTAAGATCGGGCCATGAGCCCATTTCGTCCCACCCGATCCAAGTGTACTGGTGGCCTTGATAATGGTCTGCGTCCAGTTCTGTCTCTATGTGTCGCAGCTTGAGCGTAGCCCCGCCGGGAAAGTGCCATGTATGGGAACCGACCTTATACTCCGCCTCGGGGAACATCTCAAAATAAATAGCCCTGCTGCGATCTACGATCTCATCCAACTCGGGATAGGTCCGTCTAAACAAGACCCCACGCCAATGCTCGCCATACTGCTGTACATCGGCAGCGAAATCTCCGAGAAGCAGGTCCGTCTTACCCCCACCTCGCGCTCCGCCGAAGAAGATTTCATCGACAAAAGAAGCACGTATAGCCTTTTCTTGTGGCCCAGGTTGCGGTTGCCAACTCATTGTTACGCCTCTACGCTGAAATCCGCTTCAACAGACGAATCCGGCAACGCCGCAAGCATCTGCTCGTTTTGCTTAATCCATTCCTCGTAACTTTCAGCCCTCGGCGGGACATTCGGACCCCTCATCTCAACCGTATGCTCGATTTGTATCCGGTCATCACCCACCTCCTGCCGTATCTGCTCCAGCACCTTCAGCCTCAACGAAACCCGAGGCTCCGGTATATGCTCAAACATCTCCGACAAGACCTTAACCCGCTCCTTGCGATCCGCCAGCTTAATATCAGAAAAATCCTTCTGGTAAATACTCAACTGCTTCTGATACTCCGCCTGGAAGTCCTCGTCTGCCCTCCAGTAATTAACCGCTGAAACCGTTACCCCCAACTGCTTGGCAATCTGGCTCGTAAGACGATTCTTGGAAAACCGATCCAAAATCATCATTTGGATCGCCTCTTGATGCTTGCCCTTAATCTTCACCTCAATAACTCCATACCGCAGGCCTGGGGCCATGATACTCCACGTTGCCCAGATCATCCAAATGCAAAAACCGACCACCCTCCCCACCTTGACTCACCCCAATCCCCGTAAACCCAAGCTCCAATGCCTTGCCCAACACTTGATACGCCTGCTCACCCCGGCAGGCCACGTCCACAGCCCGACCATACGTATGAGCCCCAGGACGATCCTTCTTAGCCTCCACCGGATGGACCTCCGAGCGATACCCCGAAGAAACAACCAATGGCCCCACCGCATCGCGTAACAACTGCAACCGATCCAGAAAAGACTCGTCCATAACACAAGCCCCCGTATGCCGACACTTCAACTCCCCAAAACTAAAATTAGGCCAACGGTCCCGATCAAACGAAGCCTCCGTAAAACTCGTCATCTAAAATTCCATCTCCATCTGACCAGTATCCATTCGCCGTAACAACTCTTCGCAAACCTCAAGCAACTCAGCCGCATGAATACGAACATACGCCCCGGTAAACGTATACGTGCAGAGTGACCGAGCAGCCCTTTTGCGAACCTTCTCCACCTTCCGCTTGTCCACGCATCTACTCCCCATAAAAAAAACCCACGGGGCCGCCTCGACCCCGCAGGCTCCATGATCGCCACGATCACCTGTCAAAGACCAACATACCAAAGCCCATACGCATTGTCAAAGACAAAAAGCGAGAGATTCTAAAAAAATTATAGCCGCGCCAGCCCGTTTCAACCCCAGACACAGGCGGGTCGGACCCTGTTCCAAAGACAAGGCTTGTGGGCCTGAGTATATTCGGGATCGACATCAGCAGCCGCCGCCCCATGCGCGTCACCTCGATCTCGCATAAATAAGTTTATAATAGCTCAGACAAGGCCAGCCAAGGGCAAGACAAGCCTTGCCAGCCCCTAGGCCAGAGGCCTAGAATGGCCTTGAAGGCCTCTGGCTTGCCTTGTAACAGCCTTGAAGCTTGCAACAGGACCCAAGCAAGGGCCAAGGCTTTAAAGGCTCGTAGGGGTAAAGAGAGATGGCTCGCAAGGATTAGCCCACAACCCACCACCAAACCAACCCCAACAAGACTAGCCATCTCCAGCCTTGCCTTGGCCCTTGTTTTGCCTTGCCAGTGCTCTTGTTACGTGTAACAAGCCCTAGTAAGTACTCTAAGTAAGTATCTAAGTAAAGCTAGCCTAGTACTAGTCTAGTACTAGGCTATGATCTAAGAAAACAAAGCAGCCCTAGGACTTGTTACGTCCTAGGGCTTCTTGTTACGGTGTGGGGTTCGTTATCTAAAGGCTTGCTGCTATTGCCTTGGCCATTGCCTTGTTGGCTTGTCGTTTGGCCTTAACCTCTTGACGTTTGCCTTTAGGGCCAAACTGGAAGCCTCTAGAAGACCAATTTTTCCGCTTAGGCTTAGACTTTCTCTGCTTTCTAATCATCGCTCTACATCTCCATTGTCGCATTCCTGTTTTCGCTGCTGATAAATGCCGATCAGATCATCTAAGCAATCCAAGGCCAACACCGCCATTCCACCCCCGATAAAGATGGCGCAAAACACAAAAGCAATAAACTCAATCCAATTCATAACCAAGCCTCTCCTCTAGTGAAAACTAAACTGGCTGTTGGCCTCAAAATATCCTGAAACAAATTTGGTCGCGTTTTCCGTGTCCATGAAGTCGGCATCATTGGCAATCGCATTGCTAATTCTAGGCAGGGCTATGTCCACATCGTCTAGGATCATGCCACCACCACCACAGCAGCCATATCCATTTCCACAGTCGGCTAGTTCCTTGCACCGCTCCACCAGCCCGAAAACAAGCCTCCTAGAGCTTGCTGTATGGCCCAAGGTAAAAGCTAGGCGGTCAATGTCTAAGGCTTGCCCTTCAGTCTTCAAGGGCCAAGTCACGGCATAGTTAGTGCAGCTAGAATCGCCATAACTTGAACAGACGCCTTGTAACTCTACTGTTACACCCTGCAATTCTAACGATTCTACAGCCCCTAGAATTGCTGCACCGTAGTTAGCTTGAGCTATAGCATCAACGTTACCGGGGATTAAAAATTCGACCGATACCCTACAAACTGGGCGTACAGGCTGTGGTGTTACTTGTAGCATGTTTTCGGGCTGGCCAGATAGAAAAGTTGGCACACAAGGGATAACGCCTTGAATATCGTACTCTATCTGTATCTGATCGCCATATCTCTTGCCGCTTCTAGCTGCACTTTCAACAAGAGCCTTGCGACCTTCGGGCCAACCGTATAGAGCCATTCTTAATGCACCTTCATAGCCAAGCCCCATATCCCAACTCTCACTAGCTATGTTTGTTTCGCTAGCAAAGCCCCATCTATCCTTGTTGCTTTCTTCATCTTCTAAATATGAAACGACCGAAGCAATATCAGTCTTTAATACCATACCAGCCCCAACATTCTCACGACTGGCATCTTTTAAGATTTCTTCTCTGAGCCAATGCATCTTATTTCTTCTCCATATATTTCTGGGATTCTTTTTTAATGCGATCCGACTGTATTTTCTCTATGCCCCTCCAAACAAAAACATCTTCAATAAAAGACATTTTCCAACCCCTTCTAATCATCTCACATCCCTTCTTTGTCGCCCTTGGTGAGATGATATGTTGAATATTTAGACTCTGCGCTGCTGATCTATATGCCGTAACTTTTTCGGCATATTCTTGGCAAGAATCCATTTTATCAGAATCTTTATTACGCCACTTGTAGCGGTAATTTATCTTTTTCGGTTTTCCGATACAGTCAACACCAGAGATGAGAGCCTCTAAGTTGTTATCATATTGGAAGTCTATAAAAGCAAAGCGGTCTAAAGTTGCGCGATCCAATGGAGTACGACCAGAATAGGTTATTGTTGCACCGTGACCAATGGTGTTCGCTCCAGCTATTGCGATAAAATCAGGATGGCGTTCTACTTTTTCACCACAAAAATCGTAGTGACCATTTTCTAGGAGAGCATTAAAGGCCACTAGTGCTGGAGCCAAGCTTGAATCCATTTCATCGAATAAAAATACACCGCCATACTTAAATGCTTTGTACAGCGATGTCTCTTGATATTCTCCAGTAGCAGACCTAAAACCGACTAGCTCAAATTTGGTTTGCAAGGCTCCAGTTATATAAGTCTCAAGGCCTAGCGCATCTCCAATTTGCTGTGCAATAGTTGTTTTTCCGCTACCAGCTGGACCACATAAGTACGGGAGCTTGCGAGCCTTGCAGAGCTCCAGCACCGCATTAAAGCAATAGTGAACAGGACCAGCTATTTCTATCTCGTTTCCATCTTCATCTATGATCTTTTGTTGTTCAGCCTTGCAGCCATTCTCTTTTAAGTCTTCAATTTCTTTACGAAGATCAGCTATTTCTTTTTCTTTTTTCTTGAAAATGTCTTGAATCGTATCCAAGACATTTTCTTCTTCTTCTTGCTGATCTTCTTGCTGATCTTCTTGCTGATCTTGCTGCTGATCTTGCTGCTGGCCTTTTCCATGATCACGTAAATGGTCTTGCTGCTGGTGTTCTCCTCTTTCTTCGATACGGCAAGAGCCAACTTCTAGTTCGTCTCCAGCCCTAGGCCAGCCCTTGCCCTTACTCGAATCGTTGTACCTTTGCTGGCTATGTTTGGAGCAAATTGCTCCAGCCTCTTGTGATCTTGCATTTTCTTCACAGCCGATCACATCGCATTTTAAAGACATCTTACAGCCCCTTGCTATAGGTTTTTAGTAGCAGCCCATCTGCTACTAACAACTATTATAAAC